GGCACAAAACAACCCACAAGCCTTTGGATCGGCTTTGACGTATGCGCGCCGTTATTCACTTATGAGCGCCTGCGGAATTGCACCGGAAGACGACGACGGCAACGCCGCTTCGAAACCACAAGCGCCAAAGGTTTTGAAGCCTGAAGAAACATACGATTATTGGACAACAAAGCATGGGGACGTTCCCAGTTACGGGACGGTTGGCGAAGCCGAAATGGCCGGGACACCGTCATTTGGGTCGTCTGCAGATCAAGCCGGTGACAATGGGCTAAACGAAGTTCCCAATTGCAAGCATGGCGCAATGGCATGGAAGACGGGCAAGAAGAAAACAGGCGGCGACTGGTACGCCTACCAATGCACATACGCCTATTCGCCCGGCGGTGGTGAAGCGCGTTGCAACGCCATTTGGTACGTATTAAGCGCAGACGGCAAATTCCGACCACAGGATCAAAAATGAGCGATTACATTGAATTGATCAACCCGCAAACCATGACATGCAAGTTGTTGAAGCATGGTGAGGTCGTTGCAGAATACAAAATGGAACAATGCGACAAATGTTCAATGTTGGCCAAAGCCGACTTATTTGGTTATGAGCGCGGTCAAAAGGGTGAAAAGTTACTTTGGTTTTGTGGGGGTTGCCGGTGAAAATAACAATGCCACGCGCACAGGAAATGATTTGCATAAAGGCAGCGATCCAATTCATTGAAGACGGTGACGAAACGCTAGACACTGCCCGGCGTTACAACACATCACTGACATTTTATGAACGGGTTGCTGAATTGGCAGAAACCATTGCAAGTGAGTGGGTTGTCGCCCGGTGTTTAGACGTACCGTATGACCCTTATCTTCCAAAGATGAAGAAACAGGCAGACGTGGGAAATGCCATTGAAGTCAAATGGACGTCGCACATGGAAGGTTCATTGATTATTCACGAATACGACCGTCCACAAGACATTGGCGTTTTGGTCGTTGGTAAGTCACCGCATTACTTCATCAAAGGCTGGATACCGGTCACAATGGCTCAAAAGCCGCGTTACCGCCATTCAAGTCAACCAAACTGGTGGGTTAGCCAAATAAACCTTCAGCCGATCGAGAATTTAAGGAGAAGCACTTATGGAACAACTGCAATTTGAGTGTCGCAAATGCAAAAAAGTAACGCGTCAAATCATCATGAAGATTACGGACAATTTGCCGCCGGGTGTGGAAGCGATCCAATGCACCAAATGCGAGTGTATGACCATTGCGCAGATCGGGACTTCAAATGCCAATCTATGAGTTTAAATGCACGGTGTGCCAAATCAGTGTTGAGGTGGATAAGTCAATCCATGAAGAACGACGACCGATTTGCTGCGGACAAAACATGAGTCGGGTCTACTCAACCTTTGGCATTGCGTTCAAGGGTACGGGCTGGGGTCATCAATGAGCGCACAGATTACAGAATTGTCAGACAAGGTCGTTGTAATTACAACCGATCGTTACATTGCAATGGATCACGTGAAATCAATCATTGAGGAATTTAAGAAAAAGGGTTTCGAGTTGATTTGGTTACAGTTATGAGTTATCAACAGAAGTTATCCACAGGGTGCAAAAGGTTGTGGGACACGCCCAATGCTATGCTCAAAGTTATGCACTCATTGACAAGCGTGTTACGATTTCTTCGCGAGAAGCGAACCGCCTACGCGGTTAGTTCGCTGAAGCGCAGAAAGCGTTTTGGGGCGAGTATTGCCATTTTGGCGGTTACTTCGACAATGGCGATACATGAAGCCAATGCATCCAATTATTCAATAGATCATTTAAAACTTTATGCTCATTCAAGATTATTGGATTACAAAGAATTTCAATGCTTCAATAAGATAATCACAAAAGAAAGTCGTTGGTCATACACTGCACGCAATGGTTCGCATTATGGACTGGGACAGATGAAGTCAAAGCATTACCGTGACCTTGATCCATTTAGACAGATAGATGCATCAATCAAATACATAACAATTCGTTATCAAACACCATGCAAGGCATGGGCAGTACATCAAGTCAGGAATTGGTATTGATCATGTCATCATTAAAGAGCAATGGCTCAACATCACAATGGAAGAAGATCGCGCAGCGTATTCGTGAGCGTGATCAGTTCACATGTCAGATTTGTGGAAGATATGGGAACTCAATTGATCACATAATCCCACGCAGTGCCGGGGGTGGGGACGAAGAATGGAACTTGCAATGTCTATGTACACCGTGCAACAGTGCTAAAGGCGGTCGAAACGTCATAAATGAGCCTATTGAGCAAAACACTGCAAAGGGGGCATTTTTTAATGCGGCTAAGCCACCCCTGACTCTCTCATGGATAAGATCCCCCCAAAACGACTCAAAGAGCCACGAAAATGACTAGTAAGGTCACAGAAGGTCACGTACTAACCCAAAAAGGCTTAGAAAGCCTCACAACGGTTTTGGGTAGAGACACAGAAGGCATTTATGGCATTTCTACGCCTAGAATTCACACACCGCTGAACGATCTGCCCTCAAAAGGGTTTGAATTGATAGATTTGGCCGCTGACATTGGCATTGAGTTGATGCCGTGGCAGAAATTCGCCCTTGAACACACCCATAAGGTAAAGCCGGACGGCCGCTGGGCGACCCCTGTGAACTGCGTCATAGTTAGCAGGCAGAATGGCAAAAGTTTTCTGCAGCAAATCAGAATTCTTGGTGGGTTGTTTCTTTGGGACGAACCGCTACAGATCGGATCGGCTCACCGGTTGGCAACAAGCCTTGAACAATTCCGACAATTGGTTTCGATCATTGAAGGGTCGGACATGCTGGCAAAACAGGTCAAACGTATCCGTTGGGCACATGGCGCTGAAGAAATCGAGACACTCAAAGGGACGCGGTTTATCGTAAAGGCCGGCGGGTCGGCTGCCCGTGGTGTTTCCCGTCCGTCAACGATCCATTTGGACGAATTGCGTGAAATGACTGACATGGAGAGTTTTGCGTCATTGCGATACACGCTCATGGCTGCACCGAACCCGCTTGTGATGTCGTATAGCAACGCCGGTGATACTTCGAGTCTCGTACTGAATTCTTTTCGTGAGCGCGCGCTTGCCAAAATCGCCGGCGCGGAAGATGAAATTGGTTATTTTGAGTGGTCTGCGCCAACTGACGAAATCAGCGTAGAAAATGCACGGCATGCCAACCCGGCAATGGGTATCACCATTCACGCGGACAACATACGAAGCGTTTTGAATGATCCGCCTGACGTTGTAATGACCGAAGTCTTGTGTAGGTGGGTGGTGGCAATAAATAGCGCCGTGGACGCTGCGAGTTGGGGGAATTGCCTTGACAAGTCGTATGACCTTGACACAGACAAGCAAACATGGCTGGCCATTGATCTTTCACCGGATAGAAAACACGGTTCATTGGTAGCCGCCCAAAAACTCGGGTCTGAAGAATTTGTGGTGAAGTTATTGCACACATGGTCAAATGATCTTCAATTAGATGACAAGGCTATTGCGAACGATTTGGCAGACTATGCGCGAAAGTACCCGACGGAATACGTGCTTTACTCACGGCGTACGGCTGGGGCGGTTGCTGCACGTCTTGCACCGGCTGGAATTCCCATTTTCGACATGGACGGCAGTTATCCACAGGCCTGCGACGAAATGTTGAGCGCAATCAACTCAGGGCGCTTGAAACACCGTGGTCAAAGCCAATTGACGGACGAAGTTTTGGCCGCCGTGCAATTGCGTCGTGGCGACGGGGGTTGGGTCATTGGAAGGCGCGCGTCAAAATCGGTTGTGTGTAGTGCCGTGGCAGTCGCGCTTGTGACGCACTTCGCGACACGCCCAGAGAATGATCTTGACGTCATGGTGGGTTGAGCGTATAAGCCTGACACAATTTACACATGGGTTTTTTTGACTTATTCACACCACCGGTGAAAGCGGCCGTCACCGCTGCACACGTGGACGCTGCAAACGTCGCACCATTTTTTGCGCCAACTGGTTACACATTATTTGGCACTTATTCTTCAGCCAGTCGCGTTGAAGCCATGACCGTGCCTGCAGTTGCACGTGCTTTGAACATTATTCAAACAATTGGTTCACTTCCATTGCACACACGCAATGAAGGAACAGGCGAAAAGGTTTCACAACCGCGAGTCATTAACCAACCCGACCCACGAATTCCCGGTTCAACATTTTGGGCATGGTTGCTTTCAGATTTGTTTTTCTTTCCGAACGGGTATGCCCGCGTTATGGAACGTTACGCAGACACCGGAAAAATTCGCGCAATGGAACGAGTTGCACCCGAGCGCGTAACAATTCAACTGAACGCACAAGGTACTGAAATTACAAATTACATGATTGACGGCTCATACGTTGATCCTGAAACTTTGGTTGTATTCCCGGGAACACAAGAAGGTTTGCTTTCACGTGCCGGCCGTACGATTAACGCCGCCGCAGCATTAGAGCGCGCAGCACTTGATTTTGCAGTTGATCCAATTCCACAAATGGTTGTGAAATCAAATGGAACATCATTGCCTGCAGATCGCGTTTCAAAGTTGCTTTCTGCAATTCGCAACCGTGTAAAGAAATCAGTTATTTATTTGAACGCAGACGTTGACCTTTCAACAATTGGTTATGATCCAAAAAATCTTCAATTAAATGAAGCCCGCAATTACCTCGCGTTAGAACTATCACGTGCCTGCGGCTTGCCGGCTTATTTCTTAGACGCACAACAATCTTCATTTACTTATTCAAACGCGCTTGATAAGCGTCGCGACCTGGTGGATTTTGCGTTCAGAAATTACATGTCAATTATTGAACAACGTCTTTCATTTCCGGACTTCACCCCTGCAGGCAATCGCGTGACGTTTGACCTTGATGACTTCTTGCGTGGCAATCCTTACGAGCGCGCGCAAGTTTATGAAATCTTAAATCGTATCGGTGCAATGAGCATTGATGAAATTCGCGAGGAAGAAGACATGCTGCTATGAAAAAAGTGATCACACCAATGACAGTTGTTGCGGCAGACTCAAACAGTCGCACAATTACCGGAACAATTGTGACATTTGAGGAAACTGGAAACGCTTCAATCGGTAAGGTGCAGTTTGCAGCAAACTCAATTGAGCCAACACCGGTTTTGCTTAACCTTGAACATGATCGTTCACGCAGAATTGGAAAAACATTAAGCATTGAGTCAACAGACAAAGAAATGATCGCGACCTTTCGCATTGCTGAAACAACTGCGGGAAATGACGCATTGGTTGAGGCGGCTGAAGGTTTGCGCGACGGTTTCAGCGTGGAAGTTGAATTTGACGAATACGAAGTTCTAAAAGACGGAACAGTTCGCATTTTGAAGGGTGAGTTGACCGGCGTTGCATTAACGTCTGAACC